CGGCTGGCGAAGGGGTTCGTGCTCTGCTTCTCTACGCGTTGCGAAATCAACGCCTGCAAGTCCGTTTCTGGACTCGAAGCGCGCATAATGCACCATTTATTAATCATGGTGAACGCGTACTTCCTGGAGAAGCACCTCATTCTGACATCGGGTGGCATGACACCCACTGGACCTCGTTGGATTAAGGATTCCAAGAGGTAGCATCTCTCATGCGCAGGTTTTCCCTCGAGCATAGTGCTCTTAGGCACCCAACCCCTCACATATCGGATACTATTCCGATACCTAGTCTTCAGATTCAATTCTGAAGGTTGTAGGAAATGAAGGATGGGAAGTTCTTGTGGCGAACTAGGCAACGTAACTGGACAATACTTTCTTATCCAGGCCCGTAGCTCACCAGCTGCGCTCCAGTATCCCGCACTTTGTAAAGCATTCGCATGCTTCACCAGCGGAATATAATCAGAAAGTACGTGTCCCATCTCGCTGTGCTTGAGTCTTATCGGGGTTACATCTTCACCCGCATAAGCATCAAGCCCACATGACTCACGGAATTTACCCGTGAAGCAGCACTTGTCGGCATTGAACTTGAGCGAAACGCTCTCGAACAGCCGATTTATAGCTGCGAAGTGGCCATGAGGAACGACAAGGTCATCCCCGTAGACGAACACGTTGCGAAGAGCAATCCATAGAGGCATTCCCTCGCTATACAAAGCTTGCACTGCCAGTGCCCAATATACAAGGGCCTGTACAGGGAAGCAAGTGGCACTACCCATCGGAGCGAATTTCTTGAACCACAGAACTTCGCCAGACGGTAGTACTGTGCCAGGGGTGCGAGCTGCCAGCAACCAGGGGAGTATACTTGTTCCTTCGAAAAGAAACTCCACCAGTGCCAGAGAGTTGCGGTCAGATGCCTTGGACATGTCCAAAGTATCCATTGTCTCCCAGGACCGAGCCAAGTCTCGGTTGATCATTTGGTCAGTAAAGTTAACATGACCCTTGGTCAGCCTATGCGTCTCAATGGTATCATACATGGCCCTTTTCAGGGCCTGCTGACACCACTGATATTCCGCAGG